TTTACATCTGTTTGTATCGGTTTGCAGTCAATAAACTGTTAATGTAGTTTAATGTCCTGAATTGATATGTAAACAGCTGATTTATAGCGTGATAGGTTGTTAATGTTGTATAATGCCAATAATTTACATTATGTCAAATAAAGACTGTCAATAAGTTAGCTACAAATATGGTGCAGATGTACCGGTGATAGCCTTTGCGCTTAACAGTGGGCATGTGGTGACCCCCTATGGTGTTTTGCGCAAGATGAAGTGAGTGGGCGTTCCATTCCCTGCCAAATATTTTCCCCAAAAATGGGAACATACTTTTACTTACTTATTAGCATGTACCAAATAGTATTTGACTTGTTAAATAAATGTAGTGTATGAAAGTAAGAAAGAAGGGGCTATTTTGTAGTTTGTTGTTTATCAAATAGTTAGTAAATTTTACTACATAAATCGTATGTATTTGATACATAAAAGTTATGTATGCATGTCATAAATTGAATGTTTTTTACTATATTTGCTGCATGAAAGATGAACAAGTAAAACAGTTAAATGAATCTATTCGCAAGCTGATATTTGAGTTTGAGAAAGAGCATAACGTTTTGATTGACGATGTGACTGTTGTTGTTAGTAATAGTGTTTATAAGGGTATTGTATGTCGGAAGTTTTCAATAGAAACATCTTACAATGAGAAAAAGTAAAAGACTTGTTGGTCAGCAAACAGAGGAAAGGTATGACACAGACACAGGAAAATATAAAATCACAACTGTAAAAGGTGTTTATAAGAATTACGCATTAGAACATTTCACTATGGTACGTTTCACGGATGATGACAAATGGATTAAGGAGTTAAAGCCGGTTTTGCCTTTACTGCTGATAATGTCGCAGTGGATTGATTCCACGTCTGATATTGTTCCGCTTTCATCTGACAGGCGTGCGTATCTTTGTCGCTTTTTTGATTTTAGTAATCCCCGAAGCCTGACAACGCTGATTACTCAGGCTATAAAACTTGATGGAATGACACGGGTAAACGGTTCAACATCTGCTTTTATGATTAACCCCGCTTTTATTTATCGTGGTTCAACAAAAGGATTGGCAGGTAAAATAATGAAGTATGTTGAGTATAGGGGTGGTGGTAAGATAACAGCTAATACTAATTTTGAGAATGAATAATATGACAAACAAAGCAACAGTTATCAATAACTTTGTAAAGCAATATAAGATTGAGGTCGGAATTTTATACAACACGTGTTATACGCTGGCACGGTTGATTAAACGATAAACTTAAATTGAAACACGAAACGAAATTTTTATTAAAATGAGTGAGGGCAAAAAAGAAATATTATTAGGTGATTGTTTGGAACTTATGAAAGATATTCCAAACGGAAGTATTGATATGATACTTTGCGATTTACCTTATGGAACGACTGCCTGTAAATGGGATACTATAATTCCATTTGATAAACTTTGGGAGCAATACGAAAGGATTATAAAACCTAATGGAGCAATAGTATTAACAGCTTCTCAACCCTTTACGAGTGCTTTGGTAATGAGTAACCCAAAAATGTTTAAATACCAATGGGTTTGGGTTAAAACAAAAAAGACTGGTTTTACTAATGGTAAGAATAGACCTTTAACACAACACGAAGACGTTTTAGTTTTTTCAAAAGCCAATGTTGCTAATGGCAGTAAGTTGATGATGAAATATAACCCACAAGGATTATTGCTTCTGAATAAAATAAGGAGGGGAGATAAAAATAAAAGCGATGGAGATTTTAACGGACAAAAATATTACAGACCATCACAATCAAAGGATTATATCCAAGAATTTACAAATTACCCAACGACTGTTTTAAATATTCCAAGCGAAGGTAAGATACTTCATCCAACTCAAAAGCCTATTGAACTTTTTGAATACCTAATTAAAACGTACACTAACGAAAATGATTTAGTATTAGATAACACAGCAGGAAGTGGGACAACAGCAATCGCTTGTTTAAATACAAACCGACAATTTATAGTAATGGAAAAAGAACAAGAGTATTACGATATTATTTTAAAGAGGGTGGCAGATTTTAATAAAAATTTTGAACCGCAAACTCTCTTTGGAAACGAAATGTAGTGATTGCGTATAATTGAAAAAATATAAGCAAATATGGCTAAAAAAACACCTAAAAAAATAGTATTTAAGCCTAACTATCTGTATTACTACATGGGTTGGACTTATACGATGAATAAAAATAAGCTGGACCCGGCTTCTGCAAACGAGAAATATCCTGACGGGCAGCGTAGAAAAATTAAGTTTATTAATCTTGGTGGTACACGAAGCTCAAAAACCTATGATGAAATACATTTTATCTATCAGTACTGCATACAAAACGCACATCAAAACAAACATGTAAAAGTATTTAGGGAAACATTGGTTGATTGTAGGGAAAAAACCTTACTTGACTTTAAGAAATGTTTTACTCTTATGGGACTTGAAAAGGACGTACATTACACCCTTACTGGAGACGGACAGGGCGGTAAACCTTTAATCACAATAGCTGGTAACATTATTGAGTTTAAGGGCTATCCTGAAGATGGAGTACAGGAGGGTGATTCAAATATTGTGTTCATAAACGAAATACTTGAAACAAAATCAATAGATACCTTTGAAAACATTATTCAGCGGTGCGAAGATATTGTTATTTGTGATGCCAACCCAAACGTAACAGACCATTTTATTTTTCATCTTGAAAATGAGTTTAACACATTCTACACAAATACAACCTATTTAGACAATGACCATCTAATTGAAGGGCTGCAAGCTGATTACGAAAGCAAATGCCCTTGGATGCTGGAAGATAGCCATATTGAAATAGTTGATGCCATACCAACAATACCTGTTGGTCAAAACGAAATGTTTTTCAACGGCTTTAGAAAGCGTGTTTGGGATAAACCAGAATGCAGAGAGAATGAAGTTTATAATCCTGAAATTCATAGACGTATAAACACAGAAAATGAAAAACGCGGGACTATAAAGCGTGCTTGGTGGTATGTGATGGGTGAGGGTTTGCCAATTGCTCGAGAAGGTGCTATTTTTTCCGATGCCACGTGGGTGGAATCATTCCCTGAAACAGGATTTGATGAGGTTGTTCTTTCAATGGACTTTGGATATACAAAAGACAATACAACGCTAATTCGCACTGGCAGGGTTGGTATGGATGCTTGGATTGAAGCAATGGCATGTCAACCAACAAAAACACCTGAAATAACTTTTAACCTGATAGAACCACAACTACTTAAAGAGTTGGAAAGGCGTAAAAAAGAGGGCGTTTTATCTGATGAGTTATGGATATGTTGCGAAAGCCAGGATAGATACGGTACAGATGCATGGGTTGATTCATTAAACTCTATTGCAAGTACAAAAGGCTATAACTGGAACTTCTTTAAAATACAAAAAACGTCAATCTTGGCAGGTATTGAGATAATGAAAAAATTTAACCTGCATTTAGTAGAACAACATACTAAAAGCGGAAAACTTTCTCGTTTTAGGCTTGAACAACAAAACTACATGTATAAAGTAGTAAACGGAGAACCTACAAATGAACCAGACCCACAAAGTAGGTGGTGTGACATTTGGGATGGAGCAAGATATGGTTTTCAAAACAATTTTTATTGGGTAAATAACTGTTAAATATAGTTAATATCTATCGAAATCTGTTTTATATTAAAATTTTCTATATATTTGTATCGTAAATCATTATGTTAATATGAGTTTGTTCAATTGGGATGCAATAACAACAGATAGCAATGGCGTGATAGGTATTGCTTCAGGTCGTGCAGAATCATTAGAAGCATATTTAGAAAATAAATCTTACTACATAGACTGCTCAACCACAGAGGGAAGACTAAAGGCATACCAAAAATGCGATGTTTTACGTACTGTTTTGGGCAAATCGTCACAAGCAATAGCTAATTTAAAGGTATGGGCGTTAGATGAAGATGGTAGGCAGGTTAAAACTCAACAGGCAAACAAAATCATTGCTAAACTAATGCGACCCAATCCAAAAGAGGATTTTAAGCGTTGGTTTAAAAAACTTGATTCACAAACAAAACTTCACGGGAGGGCATATGTGCATAAATCATATTCTTCATTATTTGGTGAATTTAACTATTACATAATCCCGTTTGAGTATGTGACGGAGTGTTATGCAACTGAAACGGATGCTCTCTTTGAAAGAAAAGTAGAAAAGTACTGGATTAATGACGGTGTAAGTTCTTATTATCTTAATCCATCAGACGTTCATATTTTTTATGATATTACCCTTGATTCAGATAGGTACGGGCGTATGTTTGGTGGAAGCCGTTTGCGTTCTTTGTCAGACGTTATTTCTACATATGTTGTTCTTTGGGAAGTTTTGACAGAGATGTATGGGAACAGGGGGGCATTAAACATCATATCTATGGGTGTAAATAACCCTCAAATGGCTGGGTTACCTGCATTAAAGACAGAAAAAGAAAGCGTATTAAAACTCCTTTCTCGTCGTTTTGGATTAAGGCGAAATCAGGATAAAAATGTTCTTGTTTCTACAGATGCGAAAGTATCACCATTGACGGCTAAAATGTCGGATATGGAGTTTGTAAAGATAATAATTGAATGTAAAAAAGCCATTGGTGCTGCTTATGATGTTCCTGCACCACTGTTAGATATTGAAAGTTCACGTTTTAAAAACATGACGGAGGCTATTAAGAACATCTATACCAACTCATCTATACCAACAGCGGAGTATTTTTTTAGCGAGTGGTTGCAAATGATTGGTGAAGTTTCGTTACCTTTTGAATTAAAAGCGGATTATTCACATTTAGACTTTTATCAGGAAGCACGAAAAGAAGAAAGCATTGCGTTTCAACAAATGGCTGGCGCTGTTGTACCGCTTGTAAATAGTGGACTAATAACCCGTTCGGAAGCACGGTTAAAACTTGATTTAGAATGAAAAATCTTGAATACAAAAACTTTGAAATAAAACAGGTTACGTTTAAAGAAAACGAAGAACTTGTTATAGGTGGTTACGCATCGAAATTCAATGAAAAAGATGCACTAAATCCATCATGGCATCCAGAACTCAAAAAATACGTTTTGGCAGAGGATGTTATGCACTCAGGTGCATTTACAAAAACCATTGCAGAGCGTAAAAATCGTATTGCTACCTGCAAAAACCATGACATTAATAATCCTGTTGGAAAACTTATTGAAATAAAAGAAGATGAAAATGGGTTATGGATTGAATCCCGAATATCTGATTCTGAATTGGAACTAAAAACTAAGATTCGGGAAGAAATATACAACGAATTAAGTATCGGTTATGTGGTTGTTAAATGTACAATGGAACAAAAACAAGATGGTACTTATGTAAGACATATTTATGAGGTAAAACTGTATGAAGTTTCTATTGTTACCATCGGAAGACACGGAGATACTAAAATTACCGAACGAAAAAACTTACAAGACATTACAGCTCTTATTGACAACATCATTGACAAAGAAAAAAATGAAGAAAAAAAATATCAGCTTTTACAATTAAAATCACTTATTACAGACGAGCCGGAGATTCCACTCGCACCTGTTAAGCCGATTAAGGAAAAAAAGTATGATTTATCAAAATACAAATTTATAAATACATAAAAAATGAAAAAACTTGAAACCAAAGGGCTTGAAGGGGCAGATTTAGAATTTGCTAATCAGCACAATGAAATTATTGAAGCTATTGAGGCTAAAAATCAGACCATCGAACAGCTTGAAAAAAAGATTGAAGCACTTGAAAAAGTGGAAGTTAAAAGCTATGACAACGAAATTAAAACATTGAAAGATGCTTTGACTGCGCTGGAAGAAAAACAAAATAAACCATCCGGACAAATGGAACACAAAAGCATGGCACAAGCTATTGTTGACCTTTTTGAAGAAAAAGGGATTAAATCAGTGCTGGAAGCTAAAAAGTATCTTGGACAAGAACTTGAATTTAAAGCTGATAATCAGTTTGTAACAACTTCTGTAACCGGAACAATTGGTCGGACACAGGATGTTGGCACTGTTATGTTCCCTCGTTTACGACCTACCGCATTTATTGGACAGAAAGGGCTAACTGTTGGTACTGTTGAATCAGGAAAATCAGTTCTTTTATGGACTCCCGGTGCTTACACATCAAATGCAGGTTACGTAGGTGAATTTTCACTTATTGCTAACGGTCAGGCAGCATCAGCACAGGAAAAAACCCGTAAAATGGCTAAACTTGGAGCATTTCAGGTATTAAGTCAGGATACATTTGAGGATTTACCACAGTTTGCACAAAGATTGCAGGGTAAATTGATGGAAGCTATCACATTAAAATTTGACGAACTTATTTTGTCAGGTGAGGGTAATGATTCCACAAAACCTACTGAAGTGTACGGACTGAAAACAGGACAAATGACAGCTTTTGATTACACTAAAGTTGACAGTGTCGTGTTGCCAAACGTTGCTGACCTTGTCGATGCTTGTTCAACTCAGGCTGAATTAAACCAATATAAAACATCTGTTGTTTGGATGAACCCTAAAACTGCAAATAAATTACGCAGGACAAAGGACACCACAGGGCAGTATGTTATCAATCAGCTTATAACAGGTGAATTGGTATTGGGCGGACACCGTGTTATTACCAACACCGGTATAGGTGCAAGCGAACTTATCGTAGCCGACCCTGCTGCTATTCAGATTTGGTACAAACGTAACTTCACTATGAAGTTTGAGGACAAACCTGATTATGATGCAGTTGCAATGTATGTTTATTTGCGTGCTCAGGTCCTTGTTGAAGATGAGGACATTAAAGGAATTATCTATGTTGAAGACATAGATACAGAACTTGATAACCTTACATCTGCATCCTGATGGAACTTATAATAACTAATCACCCTCGCATCCGCCGTGGTGCGAGGGTTGAAAGAGACGAAGCAACAGCAAAAAAACTAATCTCATTAAAATGGGCAATACAAGCAAACAAACCAAACGGGGCAGACCAGCAACTGCAAAGCCTAAAGGTAAATCATCCAACGCAAAAACCGTTAAGGCTGTCAAACAAAATGCTCGAACAGGCGTTGACGAAATACCGAAAAGAGAAAAAGTAACTGCTTACATGGCTACATTCCCGTCACGGGAAAATCTTATTGGTCAGGTTGTAGAATCTTTAATCAATCAGGTTGACAAACTTGTGATATGGGCTAATGGTGATGTTAATTTACCAAAGGAATGCTACCATGAAAAAGTAGAGTTGTACTTTGGTAAAGATGTTTTAGGCTTTGACATTGGTTGTGCCGGAAAGTTTGCTTTTGCATTTGAATGGGATGGTTATATTTTTACCGTTGATGACGATATTATTTATCCATCTGATTACGTTGAAAGAAGTATTGCAAAGATTGAGGAGTATGAACGTAAATGTGTCTTATCATGGCACGGTCGGCAAACATCATTACCAATAACCGTTTACCGTTCTGCAAAAGACATGATTAAAAACTGTTCTTTTCAGCGAAACGTAGAAGAAGATACCGAATGCCACATCATCGGAACAGGCGTAATGTTTTTTCATACTTCGACAATCGTCCCGAAATATGATGTGATGGAAATGAAGCACACTAACGTTTCTGATATTCACTTTGCACAATCTATGGATATGCGTGGAATAAAGACAATAGTTGCAGCACACGACAGAGGATGGCTAAAAGCACTTGTCCCTGTTGAAGGAATTTCACATCACAAAGAAAACGATAAGTTTCATTGTGACCTTATTAACGTTCACCCTTGGAGGGAAATAAAAATTCAATAACAACCGAAAAAAGCAGGCTAATCGGTCTGCTTTTTTAACAACTAATTAAAAATGGATAATTTAATTGATGAAACCTATTTTTGGGGTGAACTTGAAATAGATGGATTATTTAAAAATCAGGCATCAGGCATAGCACTTATGGAGGCAGGCGGTAACTCTGCATCAGAGCTTGACCGATATATTGCTAAATATCAAAAGTATTATCTTGAGCAAATGTTTGGTGAAACATTGGCTGCCAATTTGCCATCAGAATTAATTGATTTAATTCGTGATGAACAGTTGAAAACTTCACAAATTGCCAATTGCGTATATTATTTCTACATGAGAGCCAACCAAAGCAAAACAACAGGGGCAGGTGAGGTTAAAATGGATATTATCAGGACACGTGCAGTTTCTGCATCTGAAAAGATGTGTCGGGCATGGAACGAAATGGCTATGGCAAACAGGAAAATACATGAAAAGCTATTTGAGAATAAAACTATCAGCATTGTTGTTGGTGAGGGCGAAGAACAGGAAACTGTAACTTTGACTTATTTGGATGATATTTATCCCGAAATATGCCTATCAGATAACATTTTTTGCACGATTAACTCACATAACATCTAAATCATGGCGATATCAGAATTAAATACAAAGATTAAGCAAAGCATTGAGGCTATCAACGTAGGAACGGATGCTGTACCATCTTATTGCGGTTGGCTGCCCGCTGAACGCTCACGTGCAGGATTAACGCTATCAAAGGTTAAATGCTCTTATCCTGCCCTATTGCAGTACACAGATGGTCATTCAGAAACTGAACTTGAATTTATTACACGTCATAACATAGATTTTTACCTTATAAATCCAAAGCCAAAACAATATGACGTTCTTACTATTATGGAAATACATGATTTGCTTTCGGGATATATTTATGATTTTCTTAAAAACTTAAAACAATATTACAATTGCGATTTTGCAGGTAATCGTGTTAGGCTTGTGGACCAACTACCTGATGGAGAAGCTGGAATTTATTTTACCTTACAAATAGACGTACAAAGACCATGTTAGATTTAGCATCATTTAATCAGAGCGTGCAGGATACGTTTTTAAACGAGCTGCGGACGACTTCAAGTGCTATCAAGGAAAACATGCGCAAAAACAATCAGGTGGCAACAGGAGCGACCATAGACAGCATTAGAGAGGATGTTGTGTCTAATGTTGGCTCGATATACGGTTTTGACCATATAGATACTTTGGAGACGGGTATTTCTCCTGAAAGGTCAAAGGCTGTATCATGGATTGAATTGTATGGAGGATTAACAAAATGGTTTTCTGTAAAACATGGATACACGGCACAAGGGAAACGTGACAGACTAATCACATCTGCTGTGGTTAATCAAAGAATGATGGGGTCTCAAATGTGGCGAAACGGAATAACTAAAAACGTCTATTCACAAGAAGTTGACCCGCTTGTACAAAGATTGTCAGATAAAATTGGTATGTTAGTAACAGAAATAAAGATATTGCAATGATAATTACCGAAAAAGACAAACTAAAAAAATTAAAAATCATAGCACCAATTATCAGGGTGGCAAATGTTGATTTATTTAAACGGGTTGTAGAAGAATATCCTGAAAGAGAAGCATTGCCGCCATTTGATGATATTGCAGGGATTAAAATTGAAAATGGACTAAACATATCATTTGAAGATTTAACGTTATTTGCCGATAGTAAAACGGAAGATGAACTTATAACATCAACGGCTAAAGTGTATTTAAAACTTACTGATAAAAAGAAAATAGATAATTTGCCAATGTTAAAGTTTTTGCGATTGATGGAATATGCAAAAGACATAACAATTTACGCAAATAAACTGTTTTCAAAACTGAAACGTGAATACACAAAAGAAGAAAAGGAAGCAGGTATTGAAAACATAAAATCAGATGATTTTGACTTAATAGATGCTTTTTGCAAGCGTAATGGAATACAAAATCGGGATGACGGGTACAAAGAACACTGGATAGTAATTTATCGCTGTTTAAAGCGTGATTTTGACATGGCAGAGTTTAATCGTAGATATGCGGAAGTAATAGAGGCTAAATATAAAAAGAAATGAGCAGAACAATGTCATTTGGCAGCAATATAGTAACATATCCTGATAAGAGGGTATTTGCTTTTTCACCATATAAGTGTGTCGTAACAGGTACAGCACGACAACAGGAGGTTGTATTCACGTTTAACGGTAAAACACTAAAAAGATACACGGGTAGCGACAATAAGGTCACCATAAACCTTACAAGGCTGTTTCAATCGTTTTTTGTCGGAGTTGAAATAGGAATTGTTGATATGACAATTTTTGAAGGCACTGCAAATGCAGCAAGCAAGCTGATACAACTTAACAAAACAATCGAAGTTGCAATAGGAGCAAGCAGCCATAACATGACATTTGATATTCTTTACGGCGCACTACAGCAAGGAGAAGCAGAAGAATCAGAAGAAACAATATATTTCTTTAAAAATTCAGATAATTCATTATTGCCAATAACACTTACACATTTTATAGGTAATTCGATAGGAACAGATATGATTTTAAGTTCTTATTTGACAAATAATCCATCCGTTAGACAATATGGTTTTTTACTTGGAGAAACATTAATTTTCAAATATAATTTAATTGAAATGCCTGTTTGCCCTGAAAGCTATTACTTGCGTTGGATTGACCGCAAAACATCATCATACAAATACTATAACTTTTTACTTGGTAAGAACAATAAAGCGACTGCAAACGGTGCGACATTTAATTACAACGTATTAGAGTTAGATTCAGTAGATGGATTGTACAAAAACTCACTTCAAACACTTGAAAAGATTTCAACCGAAACCATTACATTAGTTGAACCATCAGCAGACTTGTTACAGCAAACGCATATTCAAACGATATTCGATTCACCGAAAGTTTGGTTGTATATGGGTTCAGACGAGTGGATGGAGGTAAACACATCGGAAAGTTCGTTTGAGAAAATCCGTAATGATGGTAAAAAAGAAATTCAGGTAAATATCATACTCCCACAAAAATACAATATCAGGTTATGATAAAAGAATTGTACATAGATGGTTATTTGGTTGATATTGACGATAATTTTAGTATTGTTAGGCAGTATTCGAGTCCGTTTTTTTCTGATGTAACGCAGTTAAAGAATAACAGCAGCTATTCGACTAAGATACCCGAAACGCAGAATAATTCGTTTATCATGGATTATTTGGAACGTGAAGATGCTGATACAACATTTCCGTACCGTGTTCATGAGGCAAATTACTATGTGGA